TGCCCGGATAGGTGTATTTGACCTGTTCGACGATCGCATCGGTCCGCAGCGCTTCGAGGAGGTCGGCCCGGGGGATGACCAGCGACAATTCGCTGATATCGCACCCGCAGGCGTCGGCCAGCTTGTTCGCGGCGATGATGACGTCGTTGGCCGGATCGGCCGAGGCGACGGTCGACCAGGCCGTCACGACGTTGGTGTTGGTCAGGCCGGCGCCGCTGTAGAGCGCCGCGACGCGGCGTTCGTGGGCCATCCGCATCTGATACCACAGGATCCGAGTGGCGGCCTGCTCGGCGTCGATAAAGGTGGCGTAGCGTTTGCGGCGGCGGTCGTCGATCGGGTACTCCAGACCGTGCTCGTCGCAGGAAAACGTCCCCTTGCCGAACTCGCCGACGATGCGGTTGAACGCGCCGCCTTCGGCCCGGGCGGTTTCGGCGGGCTTCTTGAAGTTTTCGCGCTTCATCACCGGGTAGGTTTCCGACGCCTCGGGCGTCTGGAAGATCGGGGCGGCCTTGCGGCCGATGAACTTGTTGGCCGCGGTGGAGGTATCGAACTCCTGGGCGGTCGCCGAGAGGTCGCGGCGAAGCGTTACTGATGTGCTTTCGGGTCTCATTGTGTGTGTCCTTATTTTTTGTCAGGCGTTTTTAAGTTTGTTGCCGTGTTTTAAGTGTTTTCTTCCGTGCGTTACGCCGTTTAGCGCTCCATCTCGATCTTGAGATAATCGACCCAGACCGTTTCGGCCGCTGCGCCGTTGGCCAGGACGGCGATCGTGGGGGTCATCGCCTCGTCGTCGGGGATGTTCGCCGCGGCGAGAGTGATCTTGTAGACGTCGTCGACGAATACGCGGACCTCGTCCTCGTCGCCGTCGTAGAGCAGCCCGACCTTGACCGACGTGGTCGCGAACGTCGCCAGCGTGCCGTCGGCGATGTCGACGGTGGTGTCGGTCAGAGTCTCAGTGGAATCCTTCTCGACCAGCGCCTTGACGTTGCCGTCGTGGAGGACCTCGACGCCGATGCGGTCGGTGACCCCGCCGAGCACGGTGGTGTCGGTGATCGCAAGACCGATGAACAGGTCGGTCGCGTCGACGTCGCCCATCGCGAAGCGGGTCTCGATGTAGACCTGCTTTCCGCTGGTCAGCTTGAACGACTCGCCGTTGAGCTGGAGCTGCTGACCGTCGCCGGCGGCGTCGTTGGTGGTGATGGTGAGAATGCCGTTGACCGCGTCATCGGCGATCGCCGTGACGTCGCCGGCGTCGGTTCCGTCGTCGATGAGGGTCTGCAGCCACTCGCCCTTATCGGCCGTTTCGGAGATGAACGAACCGTCTTCGGGTATTCCGCCCCTTATAAAATCCTCCATGAAGCGGACGACGTCGGTGTCCTTGAGCATCAGCCCGCCGGCGTAGATGTTGATCATCGCCGGGATGATCCCGCCGTCGGCGGTCGCAGCTCCGGCGGCCGTTCCGAGTCGCCGCCCGACGGCGACCGAAGAGACCTTGCCGTCGTTGGCGGTGTAGAGGGCGCCCCCGGCCGAGATCGCGGCCCCGGCGGTCACGCGGACAACGCCCGAGGCGTTGATCGGGGTGATCGAGACCGGTTTTGATATGGCGACGGCATCGTTGGTGATGCCGACCGGTTCGTCGCCGGCGTCGCAGTAGACCAGCGTGAGCGTCGAAAACTTGACGAAGCGATCGGCCTCGAGGGCCTCTCCGGAAGTGAAAGTCGGGATTTCGTTTCTGTGTGCTACCATTGGGCTTTTTCCTTATGTTTTTTTTTTCGTTTGGTTATGAGTGCGCGTCGTTTTTGTTCTCTTTTTCCGCTCGCCGGGGTCAGCTTGCGTTGGCGTTACGCAGTTCGGTCGATGCGGCGGTCCATGCGGCGTGACTTTTGGGGTGCGAGACCGTCGCGTCGCGGTACGACCTGGCGACGGTCTTTCCCGCGGCGATGTTCGCGTCGACGGCCGCTTCGTACGCTGCGGGCGTTGCATCATCCCCGGCGGTGGCCGACTCGCCGGCAGCGTCGTCCGAGCCGGGTGCGGCGATATCGCCCTCGCCGGCGCCGGCGATCGTTTCGAGGCGCTTGTTCGCCTCGGCGAGTTCGGCGTCCTTTTCGGCCAACGCCTCGTCGCCGGCGGACTGCAGCACGTCGAATCCGGCCGCCTTGGCGTCTTCGACGCTGGCGCCGCTTTCAATGGCGGCGGCCATCGTCGCGGCGAGTGCGGGATTGCCGCCGAGGGCCGAGTTGATGTCGGTGATCCGTTTGCGCTCGGCGCTGGTCGCCGCGGCGATGGCGCCGGGGTCGATCTGCGCCATCTTGCCAACAATGGAGAGTGGCTCCAGACTCTTGTCGGCGGTGTCTGTTTTTAATGTGGTGGTCGGTTCGTCCATGATCGTTTGCTCCGTGTTTTGCTTGGTGTTTTCGTTGATTTCAGTGGTTTCGGCCGATGCGGCCGCGTGATTGCCGGTCTCTTTTCGCGGGTTCGGGCGGGCGGAGTTGAACGCCTGGCCGAGCGTCATGATCCCGTCGATCAGGCCGACGGACTTCGCTTCTGCGGCCTTGACGACCCGGCCGTCGGCGATCGCGCGCAGTTTTTCATCCGTAAGGCCCCGATCGGCCCGGCCGCGCATGACCGCTATTAAAAACTCTTCGTAGGATTCGTCGATGAGGCCCTGGACATACGAGAGATTCTCGTCGGTGATCGCCACGCCGGCGGCGCCGACGCCCTTGTTCGAACCGCTGCGGACGATGTGGACCTTGTAGCCCTCGGCCTCGGCGGCCGCCGATGAGTCGACCATCAGCGAATAGACGCCGATCGAGCCGACGAACGCGCTTTGACACGAGTAAAAACGGGACGCCTGGGAGCCGATCCAGTATGCGGCGCTGGCCGCCAGGTCGTCGGCGAACGCGATGACCGGCTTTTGCATGGAGGCTTCGTAGATCCGGTCGGCGAAATCGGCCAGACCGGCGCACGAACCGCCGGGCGATTCGATTCTTAAAAAGATCGACTTGACGCGGTAGTCGTCCAGCGCCGCGTCGAGCTGGGCGTTGAGCGTCTCGAGCGATGTTCCGCGCGGCTGCGAGGATCCGTTGACCATTCTCGAATATTTGGCGATCACGCCGTCGATGTGGATGATCGCCGTGTCGCCCGATACGTCCAGGGCCGCCACGGCCGCGGCGGTCTGCTCGGACCGCTGGTCGCGGACCGAAGTGATTTCCAGCAGCGACTCTTCGTCGATGCGGACCGCATCATTACAATGTTTTTCGGCGATCGAGACCATCCGCTCCAAAACGGGATGATGGACGGCCCACTGCTGATTCGTCGCGTACTCCAGCAGGATCGGCAGCGATCTTTTATTGTTTTTATAGTTTTTATCGTTTTGTGCCATTATTTGTCGTTGTCCTCATCGCCGCCGGATCCGGAAGCGCCTTCGGCGACGCCCTGGGGGAGCATTTGCGGCGGAATGCCGAGTTCGCGGAGCGTATTGAAATCGTCGGCGCTCTCGTTAAACACGGTTTCGGGGTCGCGGTTCTGTTCGCGGATGCATTCGGAGATCGATTTGGTGCGGTTGGCGATCTGGATTTGATTCGCCGTCGCGGCCTGCTGCGGCTGGATGTACGGCCATGTCGCCCAGTGCGTGCGTTTTTTATAGATCCGATCGTCGGCCGGGAGTTCGCCGGTCGCGATCCCGCGGGTGATCTGGCGCTTGTACCACGGGTCGCAAATGTGAACGTCCGAAAACTTTTGCCAGAAACGGAACGTGCGGCGGGCCTCATCCATGGAAAGACGGCCCGACGCCCACGACGTGCGCGAGAAATCGAGCAGAACGAGCTCCAGCGGCATTCCGACCGCCGCGCCGACGATCCGGGCGACGACTACGATATACGGCTCGAACTGCGGGCCCGGGCGGGTCGATTCGACCATCCCGATCGTTTCGCCCGGCTGGCCCTCGATGATCTGGCCCGATTCGATCTTCTGGAGTTTTGAAAAAGTGTCGCTTGTCGCCGGGTCGTCGTTGGCCGTTACGCCGTCGGGGTCGTCCTCGGACGGGGCCTTATTGATCGCCAGCGCCGTGCGGGCGTTCAGTTCGGCCGCGAAGGTTTCCGAATCGATAAAACCGTCGAGCCGCTCAAAAATGCTCATCGCCGAGGCGAGGTACGGCAGGCCGCGGGTTTGCCGGTGACGGGTGCGGAAGCTGGGAAAAATGCAGTTCTCCGGGCGTACGGCCTTTGTCTCGGTCTCTTTGCCCGTCTCGGGTCGTTGCGAGACGTGATATCGGAGATGGCGGCCGAGGCGGCTCTTTTCGACGCCCATTACGATCGAGTTTTTGGTTTCGTTCCGGTCGCGGCCGGGCCCCTTTGAAAAATCGATCGTAATGGGCGTCGAAAA